ACAGTACGATAATTCGTGCGAAGTTCTTTATGCTAGCTATGAGGGAAGACCCTTGATAGCAGGCAAGCGGGGTAATGTCATTACCGAGGCAAGACATTGTACCGCGACGTTTATTCAGCCTCCAGAAAGAGGAGGATAGGCGATGGAAAGGACTAGAACAACAGCCCTACCCCAAGACGTTTCGACACCAACTTATACTAGAACCACTTATTCATCTGGTGATCCGGTAGTACTTGTACGACCGGATGATTTGATTGAAGAAGAGGGGTACTCGACTATGACAGATATTGTCATCGACAACTACCATTCTAGGAGCAAGCAGGGGGAGATTTTTATCAACCCTATGACTAAGTATAGTGAGCGGAAAACCCGTTCTCCTATACAGCTCGATTTTAAGTACGACGCTGGTATCAATGCTACGCCGCCGATTATAAGTTATTCTACTTATGTTGGTGAGCACGGTGATAATTGGGAAAGATTCTATCCCATGATTCCGATACCCGTTGGTATCTCCGATCATCTTGGAGATTTGTGTCAGATCGCATTAACTAATGCATTCGCTGGTTCTACAGTTCAAAAAGCCTCTGCCCTGGTAACAATTGGGGAGGGGAAAGAAACTGTAACCGGTGTTGTTGACGTTTACCGTCGGCTGTTAAGAATTTTAACAGCTGTAAGAACCAAACAGTATAAGCATTTGAAGAAGGAATTACATCCTTCGGAACTTGCTGACTTTTGGATGGAAATACGTTACGGCATTAGACCCATTATCTTCGATCTTTTGATGATAGTGGACGCTCTCAAGGATACTACCGAAGTTGGTAGTAGGCTTACATCGCGTGGCTTTAAGGAGTATTCCTATAAAGACAACGATGTATTGACCATTCCTGAGGGTAACTACGATATGGAAACAGAGCGTAGTTTGGAGCTAACGTATAACGTACGTAGTGGTGTCCTATCTCAAGTTGATCGTATAGGGTATTTTGAACTATTCGGCGTTGCCGATATAGTCGGTACCGTATACGACTTGACCACTCTATCATTCGTGGTAGATTGGTTTTTCAATCTGGGTGATACTATTGCATCCGTTATACCGGAGGCTAATTTAACAACCCTCGGTGCTTGGACGGTAGAAACAACCGTCGTAAAGCAAACAGCTAGACCGCTCGGACCGGTGAACTGCACAAAGAACCCGAATGTAACTATGTCGGGAACTATAAGCGGTGATCCATGGACTGTCGAGACGACGGAAGTCGTTCGCACTCCACATGAACGGGCTAGTTTCTTACCACGATTCACCCTAAACCTTAACTGGGCCAAGGTGATCGATCTCTCTATTATCGGACGTAACATTCTTAAATCATTGAGAAGTAAGGATGCGCGGATTTCCCGCCACGGTCGATTAATTAGGAAGTAAACCTTTATTAAGGAGTTTAACATGTCTTTAACATCTCCAATTACCCTCAATGTTAACGAGGACAACGATGATGGCACGACAGCAGAAGTTGAAAGAGTTTATAGCAGGCAGGAGATCTACAACGGACGTAGTGTTTACACTACGGACGCTTCGTCTCCGTTGGCGCGCGAAATCCTTGGATTTTACGCTACCCCTGCGAAACCTTCCGGAAACATCCTTGGCACCAGCAAAGCGAGCTTTAAAATTACTCGCGATGTTGAAGTACCCGGTGCAGATGGTGTGGCCAATTATACGAGGCCTAATATCTGGGAAGTAGTTAACAGTAGACCCGCTGGAGCCAACGAGGCGTTCTGTAAAGCAGACCGCATGGCGCTAGTTGCGATACTGATGGATGACGTGCTCTGTGATCAGCTGTTTGTACATGGCCGAACACAATAGAGTAGTATAACACATTATTTAAGGAATTGAAACATGATTAAATGTCAAGACTCCAAAGATAACGCATCAAAACGGGACATAAAGGTACGTAAGGCGAAAAAGCCCTTGCGTACTTCCCGTCTAAATGTGAAGTCATCCCGCAAATTGTCGAACCGAGTAGCGGAAGCTACTCAGGTGGTCCTGCCCAAGGAGTATCCTTGGAAAGTTCTAGATTGTTTGCGTAAAGACCTATCAGAGTACCTCTCCGACGGCGAGAACAAAAAGTTGGATCAAATCACAAGACAACGTGATTTTCCGGCCTATCTATCGCTTTCTGAGGACTGGGGTTTACAGAGTATAATCTCAAGTGATGCATTACCCGCGGTGCGGGCAAGGTATCTACTCAGTTCATTGCTCAAAAAGTACCAGTTTGACACATCTAAGGCGGATCGCATGACTGCGGCGAAGGATAAATTCTTCTCTGCAGAGGCGCTTTGTAAAAAAGTTAACCGTAAAGGTGTACTCCTTGATGAAATGTCAGACTCAGATGCTGCCGCGTTCTCATACGCGCGCGATTACATTGTGAAGGTTATCGGTGAAACGGTACCCGACATTGGAGAAATGAATGATAAGGCAAGGCATGGTCCTGGCGCTACGTTGTGCACACAGAATGGGAAAACAAGTAGCTTTTTCAAGTACTCTGAATTTCCGTACTCCTGTACTCCGCAAGCGAAGGATTTGGCCATTTCCTTGATCAAACAAGACGAACGATGGTCACATCTTCTTCACACATACCATTCAAAAAATCAGAATGTTCTTATGTGCAATAGCAGGAAATCTGCTACCGAGCCCATGTCTTATGGTATCCTTTCACAGGATGCTACTGACGAGCTCGACGAAGACGATTATTGGTCACAGTTTATTAAGATTGTTCCGGGAAATCGTATTACTTTTGTCCCCAAGAACGCTCTCACTGAGCGTACTATTGCAATTGAGCCAACTTTAAATTTGATGCTTCAATTGGGTGTTGATGGATACATACGAACGCGCTTAAAGCGGTTCGGAGTAGACCTTGATGACCAGTCAAAGAATCAAGAGTTGGCAAGAATCGGATCGGTGTATGGTCTTTTCTGTACACTTGATTTAAAGGCTGCTTCAGATACAATTTCTTTATGGATTTGTATGCTTCTGCTGCCTGCCGATTGGTTCGACTACCTTATGACGCTTCGCTCACCGGAAGGTGTGTTAGGTGATGATGTGATCTCTTACGAGAAAATGTCTTCCATGGGGAACGGTTTTACCTTTGCTCTAGAATCCCTAATCTTTTCGGCACTGAACTATGCTGCCGCGAAGATGAACCTTGGTCCACAGAGCCTCGATTTTTCTGATTTTGCATGCTATGGTGACGACTTGATTGTCAAGCCAGAACATACATCCAATCTAACTACCCTGTTGTACAAATCGGGTTTTAGATTGAACACAGAGAAATCATTTTTTACAGGCCCTTGTCGCGAAAGTTGCGGCATGGATTGGTTCAAAGGATACAATGTGAGGCCAGTTTATTTTGACGGCCTCCCGAAGGATGTTAAGGAGCTGTGGGCTGATATTAATCGCCTACAACGAAACTTGGAAACAAGATTCGGTATCGCACTTGGTACTAGCAAAACTGCTAAACTAATGCAAAAATGGATCCCAGCCGTTCTGGCTGATGTCATAGGCCCTCGTTCTAACGAGGATTTTGATACCTATCGACATGTAGACTCACCTATCGGCGAGCCTGGAGCCCTGTATTCGTTTAACCTTTTTGCTTGGTGCTACGTACGTGTCATAAAGACTCCTGTACCACAATCAGTTCGTGGCGCTTTTGAGTTCCGCAAATTGATGCATAACCTTCGGCCCTTCGTACATGATAAGTACTCATGGGAAGGTGATCAATCTGGCAGAAGATTTGATGTTATATCGCGCAATGCGAT